TCAAGCATAAGTTCCTACGTTGGAATGAGATCAGCCGTAGGTATGTGGATAGTGAGCCTGAGTTCTATGAGCCTTCAGTGTGGCGTGGACGTAGTGAAGATAAAAAGCAAGGTTCTAGTGATGAAGTAGTCAACAAACTAAACTGGATAGTTGCCGACCCTGAACTATCTACTGAGGGGCATACACAGTACGAAAATGTAAGTGACACACCTAGCAGGTGGTCATCATATGTAAATGATAGGGCATTAGACCTTTACAACGCTATGCTTAACAGTGAGGTATGCCCAGAGCAAGCACGTATGGTACTGCCTCAGTCTACTATGACAGAGTGGTACTGGTCTGGTAGCCTTGATGCCTTCGCTGACATGTGTAACCTACGCTGCAAACCTGACACTCAGGCAGAGACACGGTTAGTTGCACAACAGATTGACTACAAGATGATTGAGTTGTTCCCTGTGTCTTGGGATGCACTGACGGAGGATGACGATGATAAAGAGTGAATGGAATCGCCTAATAAAAGAACGAGAAGACTTTAAGGAGAGTGTATTGGCAGAGCATACAGCAGACATCGTGAATGAACCTAAACACTATGCACGGTGGATCATTGAGCCTATCACATACATCATGCGTAATGACTTTGAGTTCTGGCGGGGCAACATAGTTAAGTACGCCAGCCGTGCAGGCTACAAGATGTATGAGGGTAAGACGCAGGTTGAGAGTGAGATCATTGACCTAGAGAAAGTCATCCGGTATTCACAGATGCGTATCAATCAACTAAACGGAGAGGAGAAGCTATGAGTACAGCAACACAGGCAGCAGAAATTAAATTGTACAACGCAATGATTGAGAGCAACCTTAGTGTAACGGAAGCCGTTGAGGCCATGAAAAGATACGCAAATGATAAAGAGTTTGAAGAGGCACTTGACAGAGTGTATAAGAATGATACATTACTAACAGATGAATGGGACGTTTGGTCCTGACAGTAGGAGATTACATGAGACACCTAACACTTGACGTAGAAAACACAACGGTCAAACGCAATGGCAAGTTACACCTTGATCCGTTTGAACCAGAGAATACGTTGGTGATGGTAGGTATGTTAGAAGACAACGGTGTAGAAACCATTGTCACGTTTGATCATGCAGACCATGCACCTACCCCCAATGGTCACCGCATTGTACAAGACGCACTGGACAATACGTCCTTGCTGATAGCACACAACGCACCACACGATCTGTTGTGGCTGTGGGAGTCTGGCTTTACCTACGATGGTAACGTATACGACACCATGCTTGGCGAGTACGTACTGCAGCGAGGGCAGAAGCAACCGCTATCCCTTGATGCTTGTGCAGAACGGTACGAACTTGCAACACAGAAACAAGACACACTAAAGGAGTACTTCAAGAATGGATATTCCACACGTGATATACCTCACGATGAACTGTCGGAGTATTTGTCACACGATCTACATGCAACTCAACAGTTGTACAATACTTTGCAGACGAAGTACGAGGGATGCACCTCCTTAGTGCCAACCATAGAGTTGACTAACCAACTCGCTGTACACCTAGCCCGTATCTATCAACGGGGTTTCAAGGTTGATCTCAATGCACTTGACGATGTGCGTAAGGAGTTTGAGAGTGAGCGCAACATGCTCAAGATTGCACTAGAGGAACAGGCTGCAGACCTTATGGGTGACCGACCTATCAACCTCAACAGCCCAGAGCAATTGTCATGGGTAATCTACAGCCGTAAGCCACAAGACAAGAAAGTGTGGGCTGATCTGTTCGATGAACGTATGCCTGACGCAGAGTACAAACGTACCGTTAGTAGGCACAGTGACAAGTTGTACAAGCAGAAAGCACACCAGTGTAGCGTATGCTACGGTAGTGGGCAGATACGTAAGCAGAAGAAAGATGGCACACTGTACGCTAGGACAAACAAGTGCGTCAATTGTGATGCCACTGGTTACATCTTTACGGACAGCAAAACTTTAGTTGCAGGTCTAAAGTTTACACCACCTAACTCCAAGTGGGTTAGTGCTAACGGGTTCGGTACAGGAAAGGACAACCTAATATTCTTGGAGGGCATTGCAAGATCACGTGGTATGAAGGAGGCAGAGATATTCCTACGTAATGTTCGTAGGCTATCAGCCGTGGAGACATACCTCAGTAGTTTTGTTGAGGGTATCTCCACACACATGAAGCCAGATGGCTTGCTACATGTACGCTTACTACAGCACCGTACAGGTACAGGCCGACTGTCAGGTGCAGACCCTAACATGCAGAACATGCCACGTGGCGGTACATTCCCTGTCAAGAAAGTGTTTGTATCTCGCTGGGCTGGCGGCAAGATTATGGAGGCTGACTTCGCCCAGCTTGAGTTCCGTGTTGCTGCATTCCTATCACAGGATATGACAGCCATTGACGAGGTAGTCACAGGCTTCGATGTACACAGTTATACCGCACAGGTTATCACTGATGCAGGTCAGCCTATGTCACGTCAAGAAGCCAAGGCACACACATTCGCCCCCTTGTACGGCGCTAGTGGTTTTGGTAGGTCAGAGGCAGAAGCTGCGTACTACAAACAGTTTACTACAAAGTACTCCGGTGTAGCTGATTGGCACAAGCGTCTTGCCACTGAGGCACTCAACACTGGTACGATAACTACACCATCAGGTAGGGAGTTCTCCTTCCCAGATGTAACACGTAGACGGTATGGGGGTGTGACATATTTCACACAGATTAAAAATTATCCTGTACAATCGTTTGCAACAGCTGACATAGTACCAATATCTCTGATATACATTGATAAGCTATTGACAGCAAACAAGCTACGCAGTTGTGTAGTAAACACGGTGCATGACTCAATTGTAATTGACGTACACCCAGACGAAGAGGAAATGGTACTACGAGTAATAGAAGCGGCTAACGACAAGCTAATACCTATCGTCAACAGAAAGTGGGGTATTGATTTCAACATACCGCTTCTGCTTGAGGCAAAGATAGGACCGAATTGGCTTGACACAAAAGACGTAGCATGATATAACTAACTTTCGTTTATTCAAAAGGAGACTACAATATGAATGAAGTAGCAACAATCGACACCAACAATTTCTCTGCAATGGCTAAGGCTATGGGCATGGAGGCAGACGCACCTAAGTCAAACAGCAAGTCAAGTACACTTGCACGGTTGCGTATCCACCACACACCTATCATGGGTCAGCAGGAGATTGGTGGCAAGAAGATGAACGTAGAGGTCATCTCAGGTGGTGCATACAAACTGGAGATACCTGATGGGCCTACGTACTACGCAGAGAACGTGGCTATCCGTCCGTTCCTACAGCGGTTTATGTACAAGAAGTTCATCAAGGGTAATGAGAACACAGCTAACCGTTACGTCAAGACCGTCATGGCTAACGATCTAAACAGTGACATGAAGGACAATGACGGTGGCTTCAACTGTGGTAAACCTGCAGGGTTCATCAAAGATTGGGCAGCATTGCCCGACAGCATGAAGGACTTGATCAAATCAATCAAGCGTGTTCGTGCTATCTTTGGTACGGTGGAGTTGGTGAATGCTACAGATGCAGATGGTAATGCTGTAGATGTAGACACTACTCCATTCATCTGGGAGGTAGACAATCGGGATGCTTTCAAGACTATGGGTGATCAATTTACCAAGCTCTCCAAGATGCGTAGGTTACCACCACAGCATCACATCATGTGCAGCAGTACAGAAGTACCCCTACCCAACGGTAGCAGCTTCTACGTACCTAATGCAGACCTTGACTTGGGTACTACCCTTGACATGGACAATGACACACAGGAAGTGTTTGGCAACTTCATGGCATGGATTCAGAACTACAATACGTACATCCTAAATACATGGGACGAGAACATGCACAAGAACGAGGAGGTTGACGTAGATACTGTGGAAGCTTTCGTTGACATTAGCGAAGAGGACTTTGCATAATGAACCACCCCGCTGAACTGGCAATCAATCAGTATCTGGAAGATGCTACATCCGGTAAGTCAACAATGTCCGAAGAGACAATTGAACAAGTTGGCAAGGATGTAATGGATGCTATGCGACGCCAGTTCGGCAGTGGCAAAGGGCGTGACGAGTTTCGTTTACGGATGTCCAACATCGGTAAGCCTACTTGTCAGCTCTGGTTTGCTAAGAATGAGCCAGAGAAAGCCCTACCATTGCCGACCACATTCGTAATGAACATGCTACTAGGAGACATCGTTGAAGCTGCATTCAAGGGTATACTCAAGGAAGCTGACGTTCCTTACGAGGATGAAGATAACTTCGTTACACTAGAGATAGGGGAACACAAGATCAAAGGCAGCTATGACTTGGTAATGGATGGACGATTGGATGACGTTAAGTCTGCATCTGATTGGTCATACAGAAACAAGTTTGAGTCCTTCGACACACTCAAGAAGAGTGATCCATTCGGATATGTAGGGCAGTTAGCTGGCTACGCCAAAGCCTCTGGTAAACAGGTAGGTGGTTGGTGGGTAGTCAACAAAGCCAACGGCAACATCAAGTATGTACCTGCAGACAGCATGGACTTTGACGCAGAGCTAGAGAAGCTAGAGAAAAACATTGACACAGTAAATGCCAATGAGTTCAAGCGTTGCTTCAGCCCTGTACCGGAAACGTTTAGAGGTAAGCCATCCGGTAACATGGTACTGAACGACAACTGCAAGTTCTGTGACTACCGTTTCTCATGCTACAACATTGAGGAGCTACCGTCAAAGGTATCACAAGCACGTACTAAACCCATTGTAGCGTACATCAAAGAAGGAGCATGACCTATGAAGGCATCTCAATTTGCCGCTGCAATGAAGCATGGGTATAGGAGTGGACTTGAACTTCGCACTAAAGAATACCTTGTAGAACACAAAGTAAAGTTTAAATACGAGAAGGTAAAGATAGAGTGGGAAGACCTCATGTACCGCACCTATACCCCAGACTTTGTGCTGGGTAACGGTATCATGATTGAGACAAAGGGGTTGTTTACTGCAGATGATCGCCGTAAACATTTAGCTGTTAAGCAGCAGCACCCTAAGCTTGATATACGTTTTGTATTTACCAGTAGTAAACGTAAATTAAGCAAGGGTGCTAAAACTACCTATGGACAATGGTGCGAGAAGAATGGTATACAGTATAGTGATCGCATCATTCCAGAGGATTGGCTGCACGAGAAGGGCAAAGACATGCACCCTGCATTGATACACTGCCCGTACAAGAAAGTTAAAAGGAGACAGAGTAAATGAGTGAAACAGAAGACCACGTAGTTTTTGTAGACTTTGAACCTAATGATTACATCATACGTTTGTCTCCCTTCTTAGACAAGAAAGGTGACTGGACAGGTGAGTTACTAGTAGGTAGTGTAACAACAGGGGAAAACTCCCTGTCGGATGATGATCACTACAACCTAATGAAACTTGCACAGCTTGTCTGCGCTGCAGTACCTGCCCTAGAAGAAGATGACTATGTACGGAACCTACTGTATAGTATTGTAGAAAGTAACTCTAACGAAAGCGAAGAAGTAGAGGTTGCTAAAACAAAGGTACAGGAAGTAACCGACAACGTTATAAAGGTGAGCTTCTAATGTGGGAGTACAGGTATGCTAGTTAAAGTGTTTCTAACTGTAGAAATAGATGAAGAAGAATATCCAATGCCAACTGACGGTAACGTAACGGAAGAGGTAGGCACCGTATTGAATGAAATTATATTCGACGTAGATGGGTGGACAATCAAAACAATTAAAACAATATCGGAGTAGTTACATGAGCAATCAATTACCAACAGACTATCAAGCATTCATTCACAAGTCTCGCTACGCCAAGTACTTTGACGGTAAGGGGCGTGAGTCATGGGGTGAAACAGTAGGACGCTACATGGACAATGTAGTGAACAAGGCAGTGGGTGGTATCAAGAACAGCCTAACCAAAGACCTTGAGCAAGCCATCCTTGGACAGGAAATCATGCCCTCTATGAGAGCTATGATGACAGCTGGCCCTGCATTAGATCGTGACAACACGGCAGGCTACAACTGTAGTTACCTACCCGTAGATGACCCTAAGTCCTTCGATGAGGCTATGTACATCCTCCTCTGCGGTACTGGTGTCGGGTTCTCCGTCGAGCGCCAGTTTATCAGCAAGCTCCCAGAAGTGCCTGAGTTGTTCGAGAGTGAGTCTATCGTTGTCGTTAAGGACAGTAAGGAAGGCTGGGCTAAGGGGTTCCGTCAAGTTCTTGCACTCCTATGGGCTGGTGAAATACCTAAGTGGGAC